AGATCTGTAAAAATGGGACTATGAACTACCTGTTCGCCATAGCTTTGCTATTTCTTGGAGGATGCTCGTTTCGTGCGTTGTATCCAACTGCGGGAGCAGTCATAGGAGGTGGAGCGGGTTCCATTGCGGGACCAGTTGGTGGAGCAATCGGAGCGGGTGCGGGAGCCGCGACTGGTCAACTTTTGGCGGGTGACGAGGAATTGCAGGACGCAAAGGATACCATCACGGCAATCAGTCGTGGTGACGTGGAGGGCATGTTGGCTGCGGCAACGGGCAAACAGAAAGGTTTCGTGGACGAGGCAATAGACGGAGTAATCGGATTCGTGAAGCTTTGCCTGATATTTTTGGTACTTTGGAATTTGATTCCAATCATTTACACAAGATACATTCACAAGAAGCACTCTAATGGAAATTCTGAAAAAACTGATACATGAGTTCACCAAGCTAGACAAGCGGGGCCGCTCGCTTGTAGTCATTGGTTTGGCAATCACCGTATTTCTAATCCTTGAACTAATCAAATGATGGAAGGTGTCGACATAGGCATCATCGAGCTTATACTGATAGGTGCGATGGGCGTATTGAGTTATTTATGGAAGACGCAAGCTGCCGACATAAGGCGTTCCGCGTTGGATTTGAATAAATTGAGCATACGTTTCGCCGAGGCAAAGGGCGGAGCGGAAGCCACCAATCGCACTTTGTTCGCTCATATAGAGGAAATGAAGGATGCCATTGCCCGCATAGAAAGTCACTTGATCTCGAAAGGAGGAAGAGGTGTTGAGTGAGTACAGTGACTATATCGTATTGGCGGCGGGCGTGGTTATCGCAGTCATTGCGTGGGCATTGAAGAAAGAACATGCCCGCATAGAGGGCGTCGAGGGTGATCTCGATGACTTGAACGAGCGATTGTCAGCGGCCATAGTGGACATAGGAAAAAACAACGTCGCCGACAAGGAGTGGCGCAAGCGGGTGGAGGAAAACCACCAAGGGCTTTTGAAGGCTGACGAAGACAGACGCGGAGACGCTAGAAAGATTTACGACAAGATAAGCGCGTTGGAAAACACGACGCACAAGGAAATACAGCGACTTGCTGAAAAAATTGCGGAGAAATAAATCATGACCAGTACTATTACTGCTGCAACGCTTACGCTCACCGTCAAGGAGAGCATAGAACTAAACGGTGTGGAGCAAGGCGCCACGAACACGAAGACCATTGCTTCGGTGAACGAGGTATCGAAGCGCATCGTGACGGTTACTACCACGGAGGCGGAGGTTTTGGCGTTTCATGCGTCTGCAATCAGTTCGGGAACTTTTCTAGAGGGTGACGTTCGTTACATGCGGTTCACCAACTTGGATGACACCAACTTCATAGTGTTGACCTTCAAGAACGAAAATGACGACGAGTTCGCCATCAAGGTGGATGCGGGGCATAGCTTCATATATCCCGGTGACAATTCGGGTGGCGTAGTCGATACGATGGATGGCATAGCGGGGGGAGGCTTGACGGTATCTCTCGGAGATTTAGTAAACGTAACGGCAGACGCAGACACGGCGTCTTGTGACATGGAGATTTTCGTGGCTAGCGTATGAGTCCTTATCGTCAGTTCGGGGAAATGGATGACCCCATTGCGCCTGACGGCGATCCTTCCTTTATCGGATGGAATACCTATGACGAACCATCGTCATTGGAGAAAGGCGTTGTGCAAACCGCTGAAAACGTTCGTATGACGGGTGACAGAATAGAGGTACGCAAGGGATTGGATTTCTTGGCGGGTTCCGTCACCCTGACTTATGCGGAAGACACGGAGCAAATCTTTGCGAGCGGTACTTACAGCGACCCTGACGATGACAACAAGAACTGGTTGGTTGCCGCGACGAAGACCAAGGCAATCATTTGGAGCAAGGATAACACGAGTGGCTTGAATGTTGCATATTACAGCGCCACTTGCGCATCAGGCTCGGTGGACAACAGCAACAACAAGTTCACGATCAGTTCGCACAAGTTTCAAGTGGGCGACCCAGTGCAACTCACCACGAGCGGAGCATTGCCAACCGACTTGGCGGCTGACACTACCTATTATATAATAGACTCCGCCACCAATGACATAAAGTTCGCCACCACCTTGGCGAATGCGTTGTCAGGCACCGTGAAAACCTTTTCTAGCGATGGTTCTGGAACCCATACTGTGCAATCGGTGATGATAGACGGACTTAATCCGATGATTACGCAAGCGTTCAACAAGGTATATTTGTTTCGCTTGGGTTCAAGACCGCTTGCATGGGATGGCAACACAGCCGCAACGGGCAGTGACGTGAACAGCAAGTTCGAGTCATTGAGTTCTTCCGCAAGCGGATCGGGCGACCCGCTTCCTTCGTCTGACTTCGGTATATACTTTCGGAATAGAATGATAGTGAGTCAACCGCCTACCACGGCAACGCCCACCACTTCCAAGACGGGAGCGCAAACCATAGTGGCGAGCGACCTGCTCACCGAAAACAACGTAACGCCCACCGAGTCGGAGTTTTACTTGAATTTCGGATCAGCCGACCATTTCGTGGGAGCCATACCGTACCAAGACAACCAGTTGCTTTGCTTTTTGAGGCATTCCGTCCATTTGATTTCAAATATTCAGCAAACTAGCGCAAGTGGTCACTTCGAGATTACGAGGGAACATGGGTGCGTGGCAAGGGAGAGCATAGCGCAAAGCGGCCCGCAAACCTATTTCCTCAGCGATAAGGGAGTGTACGTCGTATCGCCCGGAGTGGACCCCGCAAAGGGATTGGGTATAGCAATTTCAAAGGTACAGGGCGAATCCATTCCGTTGAGTCGCCCCATACAATCGGAGTTCGACAACGTGAACTTCAACGAGAACGCGATAGCCACTGCAACTGGCATATTCTTTGACAACAAATACTATATTGCGGTTCCCTTGAATGACGAAACGAAGCCCACCACGGTATTCGTGTATGACGCCTTGTTGCAGGCATGGGTGAGCAAAGACACTTTTCCAAGCGGCTTCACGATAGAGAAATTCGTTGTCATGCCGTATGGCTCCAGTCCCGAAAAGCTCAGATTGTTCGCAGTGAACCCGAAGGGATGGTTCTTGATGGAGGAAAACGCGGGATTGGATGATTCGGGAAGAACCATAGGCAGTACCTCCGCCACCACGACCACTGCGGTAGCAGGGAAGTTCAAGACGCGAAACTATACCTTGGGTGACATGGGAGTGAAGCGTTGGCATGACGGACAACTTGCGATAGAAACCGTGTCAGGCGACAGTATGTCTGTCGTGGTGAATACTTTGGACCCCGACTCAACTGCAACTGCCCTGACACATACCGCAACCGCCACCGAAGAGACTTTGTTGCGTTTCGGAGCGAGAGTGCGTGGCTATGGCGCTAACGTAGAAGTAACCACCTCTGCGGGATCACCGAAGTTCAGACATGTATTGCTTCATGGTTCGCAAGCATTGCAACGGAGATTGGAGATAGCGTAATGGCAATTACTGCATCAGTTACGAAAGGCTTCACTTATGGCACTGGGGTTGAATTAAATCCCGCCAACTTGAACTCGCTTGGCACACCTACCGTCACGGTAGCCACTCCCATTGCAGTGGGTAACGGTGGCACAAATGCAACCACCGCATCTGCGGCTAGAACAAATTTGGGCTTGGGTACGATAGCTACACAAGCAGCTAATTCCGTTGCCATTACTGGCGGCGCAATGAGCGGAGTGGTAATCACTTTGCCCAGTTACGCCACAAGCGGTTTGCCGTCTGCGGGTACTGCGGGACGTTTGGTGTATGTCACGGATGGCGACGGTGGAGACAAATGCTTGGGATTTGACGATGGTTCCGCATGGAAACGAATTGCCTTGGGCGCAACCTGTTCCGCGACATGAACACTCATTTGTTGGCAGCCAAGAAATTTTACTCGAAGATCGGCGATGCCGATGACTTCGAGCGTGACTTGGGAACCTATTTGCGAGATGGCTACGTGTTCGCTTCGCCGAAGTGCGTCATCTTGGGCAAGCCAGTTCGTAGGGACGGCGGTAGTCCCGACTCTCAATGGTGGGACGACGAAAAGCAATGTGACGCTTGGTTCGTGAAATTCGCTGCGGGCGAGGGAATGTTCAGCGAGTTCAAGAGAGCGATGCCATTTGAATTGCCATTCATTGGTTGGATGCGAGCATTGAAACAGAAACCTGTAATGTATTGGAGATTGGATCAGATTTTAAGAAGGAGTTAATATCATGGGCGGTACAGACATAAATTATCCTGCACAACAACCATACGGGGAGTCGATGCGTGAGGCTTTGACGGCGCAGATCGACTTGGCTAGACCACTTTATGAAGCGGAGGCATCCAGAGAATATGGGCGTCCTGCCTACGCTCAACTTGAGACGGACATACTGCGAGACACCTTACTAGGTAAAGGTAGATGGGA